AACAAGAACCATGCCAGAGGCAGAAAAAATACAAGACGATAGACTCGTCCCCCTTGACACCAGCGGTGAGTCCGTTGATGTTGAATTAGAAGAATCTAAAATAAAAACAGCAGAAAAAGAAGAAGAGAATGAAACAGTTGTACAAGACGACAATGTCGCCGATGACACATCTGAGGAATCTGATGTCAGCGAAGATGTTCAAGCTAGCGAACAAGGAGAATCCGACGAACATCAAGACTACAGCGACAAAGTTCAAAAAAGAATCTCAAAACTAGTTGGTAAATTAAGAGAATCAGAACGTAGAGAACAGGCTGCTATGCAGTTTGCTCAAGGTGTTCAAACTAAAGCTAGTGAACTAGAGAAAAAATACGCAGATACAAATCAAAATTATGTGTCTAGTTTGGAGTCAGAATCTTTAGCCCAAATAGAAGAAGCAAAAGTAAGACTTAAAAAAGCCATTGAAGAACAAAATGTAGATGTGCAAGCTGAGGCACAAAGCGCTCTTGCGAAAGCAACTTTAAATGCAGAAAGGGCTAAAATACAAAAATCAGCTCTAGAAGAGCAGGCTCAGAAGTTTTCTCAACAAACAGCGCAGCCACAACAAGTGCAAACACAACAAGCTCCCCCTCCTCCGCCCGATCCGAAAGCAACTAGATGGGCAGACGAGAATGAATGGTTTGGGCAAGATGAGGCTATGACTTATACTGCGTTTGCAATTCATCGTAAATTAGTTGAAGAAGAGGGTTATGACCCAAGATCTAATGATTACTATGATGAGATAGATGATAGAATTAGAGAGCAGTTTCCAGACCGTTTTGAAGCTCCCGAACAACCAAAGAAAAAGGTTGACCAAAAGGTGGCACCTGCTGTAAAATCAAGTTCCAAAAGAGGAAAACGAACCGTGAGACTCACACCGTCACAGGTCGCAATTGCTAAAAAACTTGGTGTGCCATTAGAAGAATACGCTAAATACGTGAAGGAGTAGCATATGATAGAAAAGAAAACAAGAACCTCACGCTCATCTCAAACTAGAGAAAAAACTGCCAGACGGCAGCCATGGCGACCACCATCTAGATTAGACGCGCCAGTTCCACCCGCAGGATTTCATTATCGTTGGATACGAGCTGAAGTCATGGGGCAAGAAGACAAAAAGAACGTATCCGCTCGAATGAGAGAAGGATATGAGCCAGTAAGACTGGAAGAGCTTGGAGACTTTGATGCTCCAACCGTAGAAGATGGAACTATGAAAGGCGTTGTTTCAGTAGGTGGATTACTGTTAGCCAAGATACCTGTAGAAATTGTTCAAGAGAGAAATGCTTATTTTTCTCAGCAGACTCAAGACCAACAACAAGCAGTCGATAACAATTTAATGCGGGAGCAGCACCCTAGTATGCCGATAGACAATCCAAATAGGCAATCAAGGGTAACTTTTGGCGGTGCCAAGAAACAAGATTAGTTTCTCACACACAAATTCATTGCCAGAATTAATATTGGATTATTAACAATAACTAATAATTTATTAGTCTAAGGAGGACTATAATTATGGCAAATAAAGACGCAGCCTTTGGGTTCAAACCTGCAAGGCATTTAAGTGGTGGCGAGATTCGTACTGAAGAGTATGCAATTGCAGCTAACTACGGCACTTCCATCTTCAGCGGACAAGTTGTAGAGGCAGTGGCAGCGGGCGGCATAGAGCAAGCAGCGGCTGGAGACACTCAACAACTGGGTGTTTTTGGTGGTGTGTTTTATACTGACCCAACAACAAGTAAACCAACATACAAAGCATTTTATCCAGCAAGCACTAACGCTTCTGATATTGTGGCGTATGTTTATGCAGACCCTCATATCGTGTTTGAAGCACAGCATGATGGAACTGGAACAGCAGCTATGAATCATTCGGGTTTTGATTTTACAGGAACTAGTGGAAGCACTACTACTGGACAATCAACTTCTGAGATTGATACTTCTACTTCTGGTACTTCAGGTGGCTTTAAGCAAATTGGTATCTCCAAAGATCCCGATAACTCTGATACGGCTTCTGCGAATGCAAATGCTTATGTAGTGTTTAACACTGGCGAGCATGCGTATAAACTAACAACAGGCGTATAGGGAGGATTTGAACTATGGCTATAAATAGATCACAACTCGCAAAAGAGTTGGAACCCGGTTTGAATGCTTTATTTGGACTGGAGTATAACACGTATGAGAATCAACATGCTGAGATCTTTGAAACGGAAAACTCTGATAGAGCTTTCGAAGAAGAAGTGATGTTATCAGGATTCGGTTCAGCGTCAGTTAAACCAGAAGGATCTTCTGTTAACTTTGACAGCGCGACTGAGTCTTTCACAGCTCGTTACTCTCATGAAACTGTAGCTTTGGCTTTCCAGATTACTGAAGAAGCTGTAGAGGACAACCTCTACGACAAGATCAGTACTCGTTATACGAAAGCTTTGGCACGATCAATGGCGCACACGAAGCAAGTTAAAGCCGCAAACGTTTTAAACAACGGTTTTAGCTCTAGCTTTACAGGTGGTGATGGCGTTGAGCTATTTTCTTCAGCTCACCCAACTACATCTGGTAACCAAAGAAACGAACTAGCAACAGCTTCAGACCTTAACGAAACATCTTTAGAGCAAGCAATGATTGATATTTCTGCTTTTCAAGATGATAGAGGTCTAAAAGTTGCGGCAAAAGCTCGTAAGTTGATTATCCCATCAGCTCTACAATTCACGGCAGAAAGACTAATGAAGTCTGCTGGAAGAACTGGAACTGCTGATAACGATACCAACGCTATCGCATCAAAAGGAATGATTCCTGAAGGTTATGTAGTGAACAACTACTTAACTGACACAGACGCATTCTTTATTATAACTGATGTGCCTAATGGACTGAAACATTTCCAAAGATCTCCGATCGCTACTTCTATGGAAGGCGACTTCGAGACAGGAAATATGAAGTATAAAGCTAGGGAAAGATACAGCTTCGGCTTCTCTGACTGGCGTGGTGTCTTTGGTACTGAAGGCGCTTAATTCTTAAGCAAAGAACACTTTAAGGAGGGCGGCTTCGGCCGCCCTTTTTATTTGCATTAGACAACGAAACATTATATATTTAACGCACTGCATACTTATAAATAGTCAGTATGGACTCGTGCAGTAGACAACGTCTCAGACTGTACTGGCGGAAAAGGAGACCAATATGGCAAACTCAACTTTTAGTGGTCCGGTCAGAACAGAAGGTGGCTTTAACGTAATTAATAAAGCAGCTTCTAC